GATCGGCAGACTATCGCCTGGGAGAACTTCGCCGATGGGAGACAGGTTAATGATCTGCGGCATCAGTTGAACTCCAGAATGCCCTCGGGGCCTGTCTCGACAGGATCGACCGGGGTTGGCATGAATGGATCGTCCGCATCGCGCCAGTACTTGTTACCTGCGCCGGACGGGAGCGTGTCGGGGAATTGCAGCTCAATCGGCGCGGTGGCGCGCTGTAGAACGGTATCGTAGGCGGCTTTGGCGACCAGCCGTGTGTCCGGCATGATCTGCTTACCATACGACGGCGCCAAACGAACGGCGAGGTTGAGAATCACCGCCTCGTTTGCGCTGTCGGGAACGTTGGTTTCTTCTGCCAGACTGCCCTGCTCGGGGGAAGCAGGGATCGGGTAAGAGAGGCGGATGCCCTTGCCGTTCCAGTCCGCCATCATGGCGTCTAGGCGACGCCGTGCGTACTCAAGTTGTTCTGGCTGGATGTCGAAAACGTAGGACGCGAGCCCTATCTCGGTAAGCGCCGCCTCAACGAATTGCCTCTTTGTGTACGCCATGCATCACCTCGTTGATTCGCGCTAATAATACCTTGTCTGCCGTTCGGGCATTGTAGCGAATCCCGAGCTTGCGCGCTTGTTGTTCAATCTCCCCACGCGACGGCGGTGCGTCGTCACCAGGTAGAGCATACGTGCGCCGCCTGCGTAGCGCAATCGAGCGCATACGCCCGCGCAGGCGCGGATAGGCGGCTTCGCCCGCGGCTTCGCACGCCTCCGCAATCGAATCAAACCATTTACCCGACGCCAGCGCCTCTGCCAGCTCCTCTTCGCTCTCGACTGACTTGCAGCCCCACGTGGGATGGCCGTTTGTCTTTTGATACGGGCCGGGCGAGCAGTAGACTTGGATCGGATACATCACTTCCCCTTTTTCTTCTTTGCGGTGCGCGCCGTCTCTAGCGCAATCGCAATGGCCTGCTTCTGCGGGCGTCCTGACTTCATCTCTTTCGAGATGTTTTCAGAGATCGTTTTCTTCGAGTAGCCCTTCTTCAACGGCATAAGTCACTCCCAAAGAGAAAGGGCGGCATTGCGCCGCCCCTCTCTATTCAGTCATTACTGACCGAAGATCAGCACGCCACACATCTCGGGCGCTGTGCAGACGACCCCGTACAACGTATCCAGACGATATTTGATCGTCATGGTGTCGATGTCGTAGAACTTCTGCATCACGAGCTCAATGCCCTGATCGGTGCTTGCACGCATGACCGCCGCGCCGCTGTCGGTCGGAACTGCATATCGGCCCGGGAGCAGCTCGATAGAGTTCTTGAACCAGAACGGGTTGACGTTGCAGGCGTTGTCGTTCAGGAAGTTGATCGACGCGGTAGCAGAAGTGCTGGCCACGTTGACGTTCTGGTACTGAAGCTCTGCATCGGTCGGAGACGAGTTCGCGCCAATGATCGGCGGGGAAATCGTCATCGTCGTGCCGCTATCAATCGAGATCACGCGGAAGGTCTTGAGCTGACCCGTCGACTGCTTGGTGATATGGTGAACGGCTTCAATCCCAGCGATTGTGAAGCAATCGCCGACGTTGATGCCGTCCGTTGCCGTGCCGGAGGCAGCAGCAATGGTCACCTGCTGGTAGCGGTTGTCCACGTTCAGAACGCCAGCAGTCGAGCTAGTGGTTGCTCGCGGAACGAAACGCACCTGCGCGCCGTTGGTGGCGATGGTCTTTGCAATCGCAGAAGCCGCTGGCAAGCGGTTCGCATAGTCCATCTTGTAGGTTTCGAAACCTGCAACCATGCCGACGTAGGAACGCTCATACGCGCGGTCAGACTTGGAGTTACCGAACGAACGGGTTGCCGTCGCGAGGTTACCAGCCAGGCCGTTGTAGTCACGGGTCGAGAGCGCTAGGTAGCGGTCGTAATCCGGCACGCCCTGCTCGTTCATGATCGCGTCGCAGAGCGCCACGTCGTCGTAGTCACCCGCAGCGCCAGCGATTGCTACAGCGAGCGTGCCCTGGTTCGAGGCGACGTTCAGAACGGAGCGGTTGATGTCGGACGCCAGCTTCTGCTTGGCAGCATCGCCGAGACGACCTTCTTGCAGCGCGTCGCGCAGTTCCTTTGCGTTCAGCTTCCAAGCCGAGGTCTTGGAGAAGCCGAGGGTTGACGGAACGGAAAGCTGCGTCATGTCGTCGTAGTTGGACGAGATGGACGAGCCAACAGTGCTGTCGAAGCTCTGCGCAATGTACGGCATCGGACGCCAGATGGTGTCGCGTGCGCGCTCCATCGTTGCGCCATCGGTGGCGTAGACGTTGACGTTACGGCTCAGAACGAGCGCATCCTGGAAGCCTTCGAGAATGTTCTCGAACGCTACAATTTCCTCTTTTGAAAAGGCGTTAGCCATTTTTCAGACTCCTATTTTTGCCGCGACCGCTTGTAGGCCATGACCTTGGACATATCGCCGGTCTTGAGTGCCTCGTTACGCAGTCGTTCGAGTGTTGAATCTACAGAACTTGCACGCCCGGTGCCTTTAACAACGGGCTCTGGCGCAGGCGGTGGCTTGCGAGTCGTCACCTTCAGTTCCTTCTCCAGCTTCGCAACCGCAAACGCGAATTTCACGGGATCTTGGATCGCAGCCAGTTCCTTCGCTCGTCGAGTGTTCTTGCCGAGCGCATACACCACGAGGGCGGGGTTATCCGCACCTTGGAGCATGATGCCCTGCTGAACCTCGGAGAAGGTCTCCTGCGCAACCGCTTCGGCGTCCTCGTAGTCCTTCACCTTCAGCGCAGCTTTTGCTTTGCCATAGGCGTCGAGCTTTTCCTGCCACGCCTTGGCCTGCTCTTCTTCTGCACGCTTGGCCTTCTCAGCCTCAGCGTCAGCAGCACGCTTTCGGTCGTACCAGGATTCGAGTGCCGCCTCGAAAGCCTCGGCGTCGTAGTCGTGATCCTCGAGCTTTGGCTTTGGACCTACCGCCTGCTTTCGTGGCGGCTCGGTGGTCGTCAGCTTCTGCTGAAGCTCGCGATGCTGTCGCTGTAGCTCTCGATGCGCCTTGCGCAGATCCTTGACCCACTGCGGAGCGGGTTGGTTCTGCTGCACATCCTCTTCTTCGGGGTCCGGCGATTCATCCCCAATCGAGACAACGATATCCTCTTCGTCTGCTTCAGTCTCTTCCTCGACTACCATCTCGGTGTCGAGCGCATCCTCGGGAATTGTCTCAAGCTCTGCCGTATTTTCTGACATCTTCAACCTCTCGCCCTATGGTGGGCGGCAACCATGAAATCTATTCTAGTTCCTACCAAGCAAATCGCGCAACATTCATGCTGCAATGCCGACAGCGGCAAGCAACGCGCGTGAATCCATCTCGTCGATGATTTCGAGAATGGCGATGATCTCCTCCTCCTCGCGGGCGAAGATCTCGACGATCTTCGAGGCGACCTCGACCTCTTCTCGGATGCGTGACTCACGCTCGATGCGTGCAACCTGCTCGCGCAGTTCGTCGAGCGATGCGCGGGCGGCTTCGTATTCTGCGACCAGCTCGCCAAGACGCTGCGCCGACTCTGACTGTGCCTTCTTCAGCACGCGCCGCGCTGCCTTGACCTGTTCGGTCACCTCTTCGGTGCGCAGCGACTCCTCGAACCGGGCGCGTTCGTTCGCCCAGCCGCGGCGCTTGGCCGTCTTGCCAGGTCCGCCGCCGCCGATGACGGCAATGTTCGCGATCAGCTCGACAGGCGAGCCCGTGATGTTGTACGCGCCGGGCAACGTTTGCAGAACGAACTGGCCCGGAATCGCCTTCTCAAGATCGACAGGCGAGCCGGTGATATCGTAATCACCGGGCGTCGTTTCGAGGGCGCGTCCGAGCAGGAGCGACGACGAGCTGCCCGTGATGTCATACGCGCCAGGATCAACAATCGTTGCACGCCCGAGAATGGTCTCGGCAGACTCGCCAGTGATGTCATAGGCGCCCGGCGTCGTGCTGACAATGCGCGTTGCGAGAGTTTCAGCCGCAGAGCCGGTGATGTTGTAAGCGCCGGGGGTCGTGCTGACCAGCCGGTTTGCAAGCGTCGTAGCCGCGCTGCCGGTGATGTCATACTCGCCAGGCGTCGTTTCAAGAACGTAGGCTGTAGCCGTAGCTTGTAGCTGCGCGCCGCCCTGTAGCAGTAGGGACCAGATAATCACGAGTTAAGCGACCTGTCGGATTGACCAGTCTATCGTGCGATCAGTGCCTTGATTCTTCTTAAGCGTAACGGTCCAGCCGTGCATAAGCAGCAATCCCGGCACGACATAGACCGGCTCAGTCGTTTGTGCGCCAGAAAAGATAACCTGCTGAATGACGCGTTGAGTGCTAGTGGATAGGCATTTCTCGTAAATAGTTAGCTGGTACTCCTCGGTAGAAGTCAGCGCGTTAAGATCGAGAAACACCTGATAGATGCCGTCCGTCGTAATAGACGATTTCGTGGTCGATGCACTTGGCAAATCGTATTCAGTCGTGCTAATGCTTGCGCTGCCCGAGTACAGTTCGGTGATTGCCATCAGTCAACATCCCAATATGTAATGTAAAGATAACCGACGCTGCCATCGCCGCCGTTAGCCCCGCCGCCGCCACC